ACAAACAGGCAAGTAGCATACACACTATTTGGCTGATTGGTAACATTTAACATTGCCTTCTTGCCATCATCATAAAGAATATGTGTGGTTTCCCAAACACATTCTCCCTTAAAGCCAATCAAGCCAAACTGCGGAGTGATATACTCTTCAATTCTATCAATGATTCCCATTCCAAACTTCACGTCATCACTATACAGACAGAGTTTATCATACTGTGCCAGCTTTGCACCCAGATTCCATGCAGGGTTGACATAAATGTTTTGGCTCTGTGGATAATGTTTAACTTTTGACAGAGCCAACACACTTGGGTCTGAGATATCTGGATCATTATCAATGATGATGATTTCACCAACCAATGGGTGGTCGTTGAACTGTTTTAACATCTCATTATAATATGGTCCAACCCACATGGTCGGCATAATAATACTAATCATGCAAAGAAATCCTCCAGTGATTCAACTTTTTCTGATTGCCAATTGATGGCACTTAGGATGATATCAAGTGGCTCAAGAAACGACTTGTTGAACTGCAGATCATAATCTATGTATGACTCAGCGCCCAACTGCTTCGGTAGACCAGAGATGAACGCAAGAGTATTGTTATTGAAGATGTTTGGTTGCTTCAGGTAAATGAACTTGATCTTCTCGCCTTCTTGAATCTCTTGATAACGCTTAGTTAGTTTAAGAGTGCGCAGGAAGTGATTGTAAACCAATGCACCCTTAACATGAATCGGCGTTCCCTTCTTGAAGATATTAGCAGCATCTGCATACTCACCAAGACCATTGACGGATCGAGGGAAAGCAATATCTTCAATCGGCAGAGTTTTGAACTCTTCGCGGAACTCACCAATGAACTTGATCAACTGACTCTGATCGGTTGAAATGATAAGATTAATCGCTTCCTTAATCTTTGCACGACAAGCAGATGGAGTTGAAGATCTAATAGCCGAGATGCCCATCATCTTTAGTTTTGGTTTTGCGTACTGCACACCTTCACTATTATAGACATTCAGAATATAGTTCTTCTTAGCAACCCAAATAGCCTTGTCAGCCAAAGACTCTCGCTTCATTTCCATACGCTGTTGGAATGCGTTGACGTATTCTTTCAGATCTTCATAGGAGTTGTCAATGAAAGGCTGAATCTTGTCGTTACAGACTTTGTCCATAAACTGGATTATTTGATTGCCTGCAAGATTTACTTTACCATTCACACCATAGACTTTCTTCACCAACGGACCCATGTTCAGATAGATCGAATCAGTATCAGAGGCAATCACATAATCTTCGCCATCTGTCTTCAGCAATTTATTCATGTAGTCATTGATCTTGTTTTCGATCCAACGAATTGATAATTGACCAGCTGTAGTAATCGCCTCAGCAATACGAATATCATAGAAGCGAAAGTATTGGTTGCCCATCGCGCCATAGGCTGAGTTCAATGTGACCTTCTTTGCCAGCTGTAGATTGTTGTATCTAGAGATTTGATTCTCGAGATACTGAACTTGATTTTTATCTTCAAGCACAGTTTCCATCTTCTTCTTAGCTTCAATCGACAACTTCTTATAGCGTGTACGATCCTTGTACATGCTATCCATGATCTCAGGCATCACGCCCTGCTTATCAATACGGAACAGCTGACCATTAGGAGTTAGAGTCACCCCTAGTTCCTTTAGGATCTCTGTGTCGACCTTCTGATGAAGCAAAGACTCAACGTTGATGTCGCAATTAGCAATCAGCCCACGCATGTTGTCGTTATATCTCTTTGGGTCAATCAAAGTCTCCATCGATATGTTGTACTGCATCATCAAGTGAGGATACAGACTGTTCAGATCGAAAGAAGCCACCCACTCATGCATACCAAGAATAGGATCTTTTACATACGCACCTTCGTACTGAGAGTTCTTTGATCCACGCTTCATCTGCGGAATCACGATATTCTTTCTCTTTAAGTAGTTGTATACAATCGCATCCCACATACGCACTTGCGCAAACACATCATCATAGTTGACCTTGTTGTCATACGCAAGAGTTAGAGCCAGCTCAATTAGCTTCATTTTGCCTTCGAGTTTGTCAACAAGTTCAACGTCCTTGATGTTATACTCGATAAACTTCTGATAGTCTTGCTTGTACAGCTGATGTAGACTTTCAAACTCAGAATAGTCTAACTTCTTTTCACCAACCTCAACGTGAGCAATATGATCAAGACGATAGGACTCTTGCTGAGAATAGGTGAACTTCTTGTACAGTTCAATATAGTCTAGCGTTGCGATACCAACTATCTCATACACCTGCTGTTCGCGGTTCATGATCATCGCTTCACGCAATGACAACTTGTTCCATGGCGACAGCTTCTTGGCTTCATCCTCACCAAGAAGTTTGGTGATGCGGTTTACAAGATACGGGATATCGAACGTCTTGATGTTCCAGCCACTTACAACGTCAGGGTGGAATCTTGACCAGAAGTCGATGAACCTTCTAACAAGGTCTGATTCGTCTCGACAGTGTGCATAGTGCACGTCGTCACGATGCTTGCTATAATCACCGCAACCAAAAACAAAGTAATTGTCTTTAAGTTTAACAGTGATTGCTGTGATTTCTTCGCTGGCTTCTCTAGGTTCAGGGAAACCATTCTCTGATCCAACTTCAATATCGAGATAAGCAATACTAATCTTATCAACATCCCACAATATATCATCAGGATAATCATCGGCAATAAAAGCATACTCATAACGATTATTGCCATACACAGGAAAATTGTCGACACTTTCGTACCTCTCAAGGAACTCGCGACAATCTGAGATTGTTCCTGGCTGAATTGGCTTTACATAGTCACCAGCAAGAGTTTTGAACTCAGACTTCTCTTGTGATGCAAGATAGAAGGTTGGAAGGTATTCAATCTTCCTTCTCAACCTCTTACCATTTTCAACTGATCTCAGGAGAATGAACTTGCCTGACATCGAAACATTAGTATAAAAATCGCTCAAGAATTACCCCAGAATAAGATCCTTGGGAGGCACGACTATTCCTGCCCCGAAGATATTATTATACCCGTTTTTCACTTCATCCGCAACCACGGCACTTACTACAATCTTGTCACGATTGATTGTGAACGGACCATCAGCAGCTTGCATCCAAGGCATGAACCCAAGCATTGGTCCCTTCTCACTGCGCTGCATTACACAAGCAACAGGATTCTTAAACGTAATTGAGGACCCATCTTCACTTATAATTTCGACTACCAATTCCTCGCCACTTGCGAGTTTGAGTGCTCTGATTTCTGACATTTTTTCTATCCTCTTCAAATGATTGTTGTGCTCGAACTAAAACTTCTTTCTTGTTTACTGGCTCACTATTACAGTATAGAATATCATGAGCCATACCCCATGTATCTTTTCCTACAATCAGCTTCCAGCCATTGTAGAACTTTATTTTGATTGCTTTAGACTCAAGGAATTGCTTGAGTTCATTTAGGGAGTGCATCGATTTCCTTTGCTAGTGAGTCAAGTGCAGATAGAATCCTCGCAGCTCGGTCAAACCCATTGAACTTCTGCGTCCATTCTATGTCATCTTTAGCGTGCAGTCTAGCAGTTGCCCAGTCTGCGCACCATCGACACCACTCACGATAGAGTATTAGATACTCTGTTTCCAATTCTTCCCGACTCACTATTCACCAGATGAGGTGTCACGATTATCGGTACGCTTCATCTTATAGCCAAGATGAGTTGCATGCGCTTCAATAAACCCTTTACGATTTTGGCGAGCCTCTTCCTTGTTAAGATATCCACGTGCCTCGCCCATTGCGAGCATCTTCTTCAGATATCGCGGCAGCTTGGCTGTATAAAAATCACTCTTGTGTGTCATTGAATAGTTCCTCACATTTCTTTATAAATCGTTCATTCTGTCCTGGATAAAAACTCTGGTACATATGCCAGAACATTTCACCACTTCCCACTCCAAACGTCGTGCCGATGCCATACTTCGGCATACCGTCGGCAAGATCCCAATATGGCGGCGAGTCTTTTGGCTCCCATTCTTGGCGAATCGGTGGAGCATCATATCGCAGCGGCATAATAATCTCTATAGGTATATTACTCTCTTCTGCTCTAAAAGTCAACTCTTCTGCAACATCACCACGATAGTTAGGCAAGAAAGAAGGATTGCCGCACTTACGATAGTCAGCAATTGTAAATGTGACATTGTGTGGAGCGGCAAATACATGCTGATCGTTTTGAATATGATTACTACGTTGAGCATCACCAATAATTTTACCAGCATATGCCTGTTGAAAGAAATAATCTAGAGCAGAGTCATTCAATGGCAAACAATCAATATCTAAGAACATGATTGCATCATGCCCCTTTGACTCTAGCATATCAACCAGTTTATCCATCGTATATCCTGGCGGTGCTTCTGTCAGGACTTGATAATGAGAAATGTTAGACTTGTTAAACTTTTCGACGACTTTCTTCTGCATCTGTACAGAGTTGATGTCAATGTTCTTCATAAAGATAGATGCAATACAAGGATTAGTCATATTATTTAATCCACAAGAATTTTTCGTGGCTCATTTCAATAACTTTATCACCAAAGGTGTCGTGCGCTGCATTTTTGATTGGCTGATGGAACCAATCATCACCCAATAGATATCCACCTGAACGCAATACAGTCGCCCAATTCATCAAGTCCATGCGTACAGAGTTATAGTCGTGGCCAGCATCAATATAGATAGCATCAACCGAAATGTTATTGGTTTTAAACCACTCAAAGGCATTGATTGAATCAATTGGGAATGGAGTGATATAGTCAGTCAGTCCCTTATGAACAATATTAGAACGGAACTGATCATAAATTGTAGGACGACCATTAACAAAATTATTCTTGAAATGTCCACTATGTCCGCTGTTTGGATCCCAATGTTCTACGTTACCACACCAAGTATCGATACAAACAATTTCAAAATCTGTGTAGTTTTCTTTTAGAATGTTCGCCATATGAATGGCAGAAGCACCCTTCCAAGTACCAACTTCAACGATTAATTTTGGTTGAATCTCAAGAAGTTTTAGAAAGACTGCAGAGTCAGAGTTCCAACCCTGATCATCAAGGGGCATGATTTCCCCAGTAAAGCTGTAAGGATCATAATCCCCGTAAAGATACTTTTTTATTTTTTCCATGGCAATTTTCCGTTATGACGTTGTAACATTGCTTCATTACCACGCAGGAAGAAGTCTGCTTGTACTGATAGACCTGTATTTCCGACTCTATATTTTACCGTATAATCCCTAGTGCAGTCAAACTTTAGATTGTTGTTCATTAGAACATTAGCAATCGCACGATCAATTTCCATCTGACCTGGCTCACGGAACTTGCGATACCAGACAGGAGACAACTGAACTGCTACGTCTTTCTTGACGAAATAACAATTCACATCTACAAAGAAGTCTTGTGGGTTTAGGATAGAAGCCCATTTACCTAGACTTTCGCAATCGTCCAAACAAAGAATGTTGCTATCCTTATCTATAATCTTTCTTAGCGAGTATGCCCAATGAAGATCATTTTGTTGTACAAGTTTTACAAGTGACTCGATGTGATCTGGCTCAAGAACATTGTCGTCGTCAAGCCAGATATGATAATCGCCATTAGCAAAGTATGTTGTGCCACCATAGATACGATGTCCATTGTAGCGATCAGTTCCGGTGGGATACGGAAGAACAAAAATGTGTTCTGTTGTTCCATTTGGGAAACTCAACTCTTTTAGAATTGAGTCACACTTTTTCCATCGCTCATTACCGTCGACTACAACGATATGTTCAATGTTCTTATACGTTTGATTGCGTACAGACTCAATGCATTCTTGAAGGAAAGGGCTGCCCGTTGTGGGCGTAATAACAGATACTTTCACAAATTACCGAAGTGCTGCTTGATTTTGTAAAACAGAATTAATATCATGAGATTGTTCAGAAATTGCAAATGATCCAATTTCTACTTCTGGTCCAGAATTGATCAAATAATCGTGTTGAGCTTTTGTTTTAAATGCCATAATATGTTCACCAAGCATAACATAATGTTCATAAGCACGTGAAGCAAAGAAATCAAGAACCTTTGCTCGCTCTTCTTTATACCAATCCATCTGCCATGCCTCGAACAAAACAGGTGGCCAATTATTTTGTGCTAGTGTTTCTACCGCACCCTGTAGGACTCGAAGTTCCATTCCTGGAGTAGAGATTTTAATCAGTTTCACACCAGCAAAACGAAAACTGTCTAGTGAACGGAATTCATAGACTTCATTGGCATCTCCATTCGGCATTCCACGAGCAACGTTAGTCTTCATATCAAACGAATATGATCCATGATTAGAAGAATTATTCACATCAAGAACTGGGGCATCAATTAGCGTATTCTTTTCGCATAAACCGAAAGGATATGCACGAACATTCTCAAGATTATTGAGAAGAATATTAGTATTTAATTGCTGATTGATAATATTCAATGGTTCAAATGAAGAAAATATAAATCTCTCGCCATGCTTAATAGCAAGCGGAACAGAAAATGCGCCGATTCCCGCACCGATATCAATTACTCGACCGCCTGGACTTTTTGCTAGAATTTTACTTGCAAGATCGAGGCCAGCCTCATTCCATACGCCTTGACTGCGAATCTCGTCAGAGATCACCTCTGACTGTTCAAATAAGATGTACTTGATGTCTTCAGGGGTCGTGTAAATTCGTAATTGTGGTAGCATAATATTTCTCGTTAGTTGATGATCAGTTTATTTAGTCCCATAGTCCATCATAGTATTTGCCAAACAAACGGAAGCCTCTCTGCATGCGGTCCTGGTGCTTTTTCAGCCCGTCACTATCAACCGTGAATGTATGGTTTGGACCATAGGACAATCCTTCACCAGCTTCGTCTGACCAAATCTGATCGACCTCGCCAGAGTAAAATTGATCTTCCCAGTCAATGGTCTTCTGTTCGAATGCCCAGATCATTTCATCCATGACCCAGTTCCAACGAACTTCGTATTGTTTCCAAGAAAGATCTTCATATTCTTCTTTATTTTCAAAGTCCAAACCAAACTGCGTTTGATCTAGATCATTATATCCGATCACACGCATTTCTTCTGGAATATCTTCTAGATCAACTATCGCCGAACCATGCTTGGTTTCACGCAGCTGCTTGAGCATCGGCAGAATGATCAAAGCAAGAGTACTGTCCATGTTCCAAGTATCATAGTGGTCGATATGAACGTTGATGACACGTTCTTCGTCATCAGGCGAATCTGGATACGAATCTGGATACGGTCCGATTTCTACTTTCATTGTTTATCCCTTTTTGCGACGCGCCTTGCGCTTCTTAGAACCTAGTTTTGCTCGACCCTTGCCGAAACCTTTTGTTCCTACTTTAGCTGGCATCTTGATTCACCTCACTGAAATTAAATTCGCCATTCTCTGCGGTCACTCTTATATAGCGTCCACCAGAGTAACGAAGATAATCTCGACCACCATCAACCATCACATCACCCTTGGTCTGATAGTCATTGCGATAGCGAGAGACAAGAACTTCACCATCTTCGCAAAGCATGCCAGTAATAGGTTCACTGAATGCACTTTCGGCATTGGTGATCATAGCTTGTCCGCGCTCATTTATAAACATGCCGAAATAGTTGGAGTGACCCTTTGATCGATCAGGGTTCTCCTGATAAAACACATCAACAGGCATGTCATGCCATGTTCCATCAGGACGCTTTGTGCACCAGTGACCGACATACTTGGCATTGTAGAGTTCTTCGAGTTTCTTGATACCCTTGTCGGTGAAGTGATAGGGTGTGTTCTTGATATGCATTCTTGCGCTCTTTTATTGGTAGAGACTATATTATACGCTGATTGATTGAGAAAGTCAACTGACAATTTTTCCGTCATGCACCAATGATTCAAAGTTTCGAAACAGTTTGTCAAACTTCATTTGATAGATCTCTTGCATTCCAAGAAGAGCATTAGAGATCTGATCTTTTGTTAGACCACCCTCAAGAACATACTCATCCAGAATCTTAATATCATCAACAATTTGCCAGCAGCTCATTATCTGCTGTTCAAGGTCAAATCTACTCATTATCATTCCTCTTCTTTTCTTCGGGTACAACAATCTTACCACAGTTCTTGCATGTTTTATTTACAAGAATGTCAAATGGATAATAAGAACAACGGCTGGGTCGCCAGTTCTTCTGCCACCTATGCAGACCAATTTTACAGAGTAGATTTTTCATCATTATCATATCCTTTCTTTAGTGTGAGTGTCGCAGAGAGTTATGTACCAGCTACCAGATCTCATCTTACCAGAATTACCACACTCTTCGCAAGTCACAGCACTCATGCTTTCTGCCATACGCACCATACCATCGACGACTTTATCGCCACCATGATAGTAAAAACGCAATGTGCCAAACTTCTCTTTGACTTGGGAGACCACTACCTGCTGACAGGCAGGAGGGGCAGTATTACATTGCGGCTCAATGTCCTCAAACATTTCTTTTGCTTGCTCAATGTCCCACTTACGAGGAGACTCTGCCTTTCCTTGGAAATAACGAATCAGCGGAGCAAGATTGTCTTTACTAGAACGCTCTAGTGCGCGATTAAACCGTAGGACACTAGCGCGTCGACTCCTTGTGCCGTCGATATGAGTCTGAATGTTGGCGCAAAGCATGTCAATTATATTGAACCAGCCATCGCCGCAAGAGAATCCCCAGCACATGGCGGTGTCACGCATGTCGCCGTTGCGATCACAAAAGATCTTTGGGTATCGAGCGCACAGGGTTTCATCAAGTTCTTCCTTCATCACTCAACTCCGAAATGTTGTTCAATCTTAACATCTTGACACTTGCCATAATTTACAAAAGATCGTTTAACATTCTGTGCTTCTTCTAGTGTAGAACATTCAAGACGAGCATATTCGTTATCTTGTAAAATCACTACGATATAATTCATCATCGTATCCTCTTTATCCTGAAGTAATCAAAAATGGCAACATCCGCTCTTCATATTCTTCCCACAATCGTTCTTGATTCTTTAAGGCAAACTCCAGACCAAATTGTTTTACATCTTCTTCAAACAATTTTTGGTCGAAAATCGAAGATTTATCTACATTATCCACGACGCATCCTCGAGATATCTTTCATCTGTTCTTCGTCAATAACTGGAACGGCATTACTCTTATGCATTGTAGCAATGCCTTTCACAAGAGTGCCTGTATATTTGAGGCTCTCGCGCTTCTCAGTATAAGAGCGATCAGAGTTCAACGACTGAATTGATCTTGCGGTGTCAGCACCCACACGATGCCCATAGGCAAGAGTTGGCAGCTTCTCAACGCCAACAATCGCTGACGACTTCCGATACTTGGTCGCGATCTCGCCCTTCGGCTTTCGCTTCTTCTTCGGCTTGAACTTGGTTGCGCAATAGATCATCATATAATATATTCTACCTGATTCTGTGGTGCTTTTCAACTTCTTGCACTAGATTGATAATGTTTTGTGATAACGGCTGAGCAGGATATACACGATTGAAGATCATGCTGATCTGATCAATGCTCAGCGGCTGCGGCGCGGCAAGCGCGTCGCGAAGGGCTTGAACGGCTTGGGTACATTCGTCATATGCTCCTGGCCAATCACGGCACAAAATAAACGCATCCAACGCTTGCTCCACAACAGCCCGATCAATCGTGATGGTGGTCATTGTCACTTCCTCGCAATGAACTTTATAGACTTCACTGCATCTTTGCAAAGATCAATCATATTCTCAGAATGCTTCTG